GTGCCTTCATTGGTTTAATGATACTCTCAATAGCTAGTTCTAACATCCTTTCTCCTTAACATTCAAACAACCCAAAACTATTGATAAAACGACAAAAAGAGGGAAAACCCTCTGATTGTTTATTTAACGACTAACTGACCTTCAACAACCATATCATACAAATGGTTAAAGGCTTGACTGATAGTTTCAAGGATAGCTCCTAAATCGTCTTGGTTCATCTCCTGATAATTCATAGAGAGATGTTCAGCCAGTTGGTCATGGTCTGAGATGAAAGCCATGAGTGTGTCTTGTTTATTAGCTTCCTCTTGAGTAATCTCAAATAAAGGAACCACGCGCTGATGTTCAAGTTCTTCGACCTCCTTGATTAATTCGTTTTCTTGAGCCATGTCATCAAGTTCTTCATCCGTCATATCCTCAGGTTGGTTGTAATAGTCCTTGAAACTGTCACAGATACGCTTGAAGACCTTGCTTAGTTTCTTATCTTCCACATACTCCAGCACTAACTGACCCTTGCCTTTAATCGTTACCTCAATCACGGGCGCGTGATATGTCCCTGTCATATAGCCCAGTACTGCATGACTTGCTACTTTAGCGGTGTCAATGTCTTCAAAGTCATAAGTAAAAGTAAATGTTTGTGCTGTGTCTGAAAATGTTTTTAGTGTCATGGTGTTTGTCTCCTATTTCTATTTTAAGATTATTTATGTAAAGTTTTGTGTTTTGTTGACCTTGTTGTTACTTTTGTTGACCTTCTAGGTAACACGCTTAAATCTTTATATATCAAGGTTTACGGCGTTTTGTTACCTTGTTGACCTTCTTTTCAAGTCATTGCTCTTATATATAAAATACTTACTTTTTTCCTATATAGAGAGTTAAAAAGAAGGTAACAAGGTCAACATAATAGCTACAAATCTAGTCATATCAAGGGGTTAAGATGTTTACCTTCTCAAAAATAAGGTCAACAAGAAGGTCAACAAATTTCTTGAAAACTCAGTAATATCAAGGGTTTTCAACTTCAAAAGAAGGTCAACATTATTCTTTTTTAGTGATTGAGTGGTTAACATTTCCTAGTTTCTTCCGTTCAAACTCTAAAGGGTCTAACTTGTCATAATCTTCTAGCTTTACCCTTGCCCTTTTGAGTTGATATTTATTCGGTGTTAGTTGCTGTAAGTGTCTGATTGTTTCCTTACCAGCCCCGTAAACGTTCGGCTTAGCTATCCCCATATCTTCAGCATAATGTTTTAATGACCTTGTCACGATGAAAACGGGGACAACTTCCAGCTCATGCCAACCTTTTTCCATGTACTCATTTTTAACCCATGATAGCAAGTAATCGTTATCTTCCTGGTATTCCTCTAACAGGCCTTTGACTGCCTGCGGTTCGATAAAATGAGTAAACGACTCCTGGTTGATAGCTTTATAAAGGGCATACTCTAGCACCTTTTTTTTGCCTAAAAAATCATTTTTGATCCAGGGCTTTTCTTTCTCACCGTTAAAGTCAGCATTAAATGGGACAATCATAATACGCCTATACCAGCCCTTTGTCTTATTTCCACCGTTGGGAATATAGTTTCCTGAAAAGATATTAAAGAGTTTGAAGGTTGCTTCAAAAGCTGGGCGCCCCTTTGGATTGACTAGCACGGTGTCCCCGCTGGTAATACTCATTAGGTCAGACGGATTTTTTAAGTATTCATTAGGTGCCTCGTCTCCAATATTGCAAACTTTACCTACTAGCGTTTCCAGGTTATGCTTTTCAGCAAACTGGACGGGCTTCAATGCCGATACGTTACTTTCTCCTATCAGATTGATAAGGAACCGCTGAAACGTCCCTTTTCCGTTGTTACCGTCCCCGTAAAAGATAGCAAACTTATTCCGTGTATGGTTTGGATTGATAGCCTCCAGGATAATCTGCCAAAACAAGGTTACTAGTTCACTATCATTGCAAGCGATTGAGTTTAACCAATCGTCAAATGTCTTCCCTTCCCTATCGGTTGGGACCCGCTTAGGCGCGTGGTAAGCTGTACTGATTTTACTTGTAATCACATATTTAGGGCTGAAAGGAAGTAGCTCTTTAGTCCTTAAGTCAATTATGCCATTCTGTACAGGGATAAGGTAGGCGCTCTCCAGCGGTTTCTTTATCCTTGTCAATGTCCTAACCATTAGCTTAATCTGGGGCCATTCCCTAGGCTTAATCCTCACGTCAAAAGTCTTACAAAATCGGTTAAATAGGTCATTACTAGCCGTATATATGCCCTCATCTAAATCATAGATATAGAGTAGGCTATAATCAGGTACGTTGCTTTTACTGATAAAAGTAAAGGTGATAATTTCGCTTAGCATTTTGGCAACTGTGAAAACCTGGGGCATGGCCACCTTTTCGGTAACGTCCCCTGTACTTTCATTTATTTTGGTTTCCGTGTGTTCTTCCCGCCATTGTTCACCAGCTTGAAAGATACGGTTTTCTAGCTCTCTCATGGTCTTGGGCGGTTGCTCATTCTCACGCGCCTCTAAGATTTCACTTTCCAGGCTTTTCAATTCTTCCTTTTCTATGATTCTATCCTCTCTTTCTAAATTCTGCTCTTGCTATACTTTCAAAAGTCCTATCTAGCTCCCTCTCTGGTAGGGGGTTAGCTGTCACACTGTTAGCGATCTTTGTTAATTCGTAAGCTGTTTCTATATCACAATCCACCCATTTATTAAATAGCAAGCCAACAAACTTAGTTAAGGCCACGTTGCGCCCGCCTTCGTCTCCAAAACCATTAAACAAGGTATCTATTACCCTCATAGTGATAGACCGCTGACTTCTAGGGCGTGGCGTGTAAGTAGTAACAACCTGTCTGTTTGGTGTGCTACCGTTTTTAGGAACAGGATAATCAAGACCACGGTTCACATAGCGCTGATAGTCTTCTGGGTCGCCTGTTGTAACGGGTAAGCCTTGTAATTGCGACCAGGTAAGGCTAGCTAAATCAAACGGTAGTCCAATCTTATCAGCTATCTCCTTGACCACTTGTTTATAAGTAGCTTCAGTCATCACGTCACTAGGCTTCATAACAAGGCGATAACGGGGCTTCTCGGGGGTATGTTTAATCGTTGGATAAATAATATAACTATACTCCCAAAGCGTCTGAGAAACGATTTTAGGTAGGTTGACGCCTGTTTCTATCTCGTCATAGTCAAGAAAAATCAAATCACGATAGACTAAACTAGCATTATTGCGCTTGTAACTCCCGTTTTTCTCTGCTGTGACCTTGCCGCTTAGGCAGTAGGGGGCTTGTGTTCGCTTGTATTCTTCAATATCAATATCCTCAGGCGGTTTCAAAGGTTTAAACTGAGCAATATAGTCAAATGGTTCTAAAGGTCCTTTGTAGGGGTACAAATAAGAGCTAAAGCCTCTTGCTTCATAAATAGCCATCTACAAATTTACCCCCAAAAAGATAAGAATATCACTGACCTTGTAATAATGTTTCCTGGTGTCTTCTAGTGGTGGTTGGTATCGTCTTAACCCAGCATTTTCCCACCGTTTTAGAGTTTTGCCTTTGATATTTAATTCCTCTTTGACCTGTTCAGCCGTGATCAACCCTAAAACTCTTGGTTTAGGTTTCTGGTAGGCTTCCAAAAAGCGATTAAACGCGGTCAGGTTTTGTTCTAAGAGTTTGGCTTCATAATCTTGACTAAATAAGTTCATACCTAACCTCCTTTGAGTAATTCCTTATAACTGGTTAAATCGGCATTCAATAACACACTTAGGCGTTCTTGTTCCTTTTGTACTTGGTTGTAAAAGGCTTTAGCACCATCTAGTAATTCTTCTTTGTTAGCTGGAATAAAGTAACCACGATTGAATCCGTGTCTAATGCCGATAATAGGGACGTTATAGCGCGTGATTAAGCTACTGATGATACTTTGGACGGAGCGTTCTTCAAGTTTCAGTATTAAGCCAATCTCTGCTCCTGTAATGGGGTTGTCTGCCCCCACCTTAATCAGTTTAAGGACACGTCTATAATTTTCTGGTAGTGTCATTCAGTTCCTCCCTAATTGTAATAATGGTTCTGTGATTGAATATAAGCCCCAGAGTTTGCGTTCTGACGTGGTTTAGGTGATTGGATATCTTCTGGTAAGTCAATCTCTATTAATGGCTTAGAACTGCTAAGAAGAAGCCCTATGAGACCTAGAACAATGAATAAAATAAGTGTCTGTGTTGGGGTGAGATTAAGTTCTTGAATCATGCCGATACCTCACTTAAATAAGTTTCTAATTCCCCTGTGTCTTTCTCTGAACAAGGTAAACCGTTAACGGCTCTAAAGACAATCTCTGTGGTTCGTTGATAGTCTAAAGCGTCCCATGCTTCTTCAAAGCTGGTGGCACTTTTTCTGAATTTAATGACGTACTCTGTCATAACGTTAGCAATAATTACCCAAGCGATATGTTGGTTATATAGTCGAGTGAAATAGGCTTCTGCTTTATTTTTGCTGAGTTGGCGATTTTTGAACATTTCTAGCTGTTCAGGAGTGTATCTATCTTTTGAAAAAGGATTTGTTTCTACTCTATATTTCATTATGTCTTTTCTCGCTTAATTTTATTTTCTGTGTAATTGCCGGTTTCCTATACTAGATTCATGCTAGGTTTAAGGGGTAGCTCCCTGATTAGTTCATGTTAGTGTATAATTCTGCGAATAACTCGCTAGGGATACGCTCTAGCGCTTTTTGTTGTAAGTGGATGGCTTTAATTCTATCTTGTGTTTTGGTTTTAATGTCTTCTATAATTTCGGATGTTGAGACCACTTGTTCATAGTAAATGTTAGCTTTATAAATGAGTCCTTGCTCTTTTAATTCCTTATTAGCCATTTTTTCAAGCGTAACTTCATGTAATACTTCAACATTACGATAATGACCGTTTTTGAGGTCGAATTTTAGCCATTTTTTACGCTTCCATTTATATAGAGTGATTCTGCAAGCTTCTGAATTCCCAAAACCAAGAAAAGAAGCGATTTCTGTTAATGTTTTCCCTTCAATTTCAGATAGTTTATAAGCGACGTTTCTA